GGAGGAGGTGGGGATTATATATACGCACAGGGGGATGTTATGAGCATAATAAAGCAATTAAAAAGTGGGAATCAAAAGTGGGAATTTATTTCGTATAATGCTTTAAGACCTAGAATGGGATTTGGAAAACAATATTTTGAAGAAGGTGAAGATGGAGAAGAACATGTAATAAGGTATAGTTAATAAATTTGGTTACATTAAATAGGTTTTGTATCTTTTTTCTGAGGGGTTAAAATGTAATATATGGGTATAGATAAATTTTTCAACGAGATAGAGGCGGATATAGATTATAACCATATTAAAATCGATTTTAAAAATAAATTAAAAATCTTAAAAGAGTTAGCAAATTCTTATTCTAACCCTCAAGATATGAAAAAAATTAAATATATTACAATGTTAATAGAAGAAGTAGATTTTTTCCAACTAAAAAATGACATAACAAAACAAAACATTCTGAAAGAAAACCTTAAATGGTGTAACAAAAAATATAAAGAATATTTGGCTACCCCAAAATAATTTATTACAATTAAACAATTAATAATTTAAAAACACATAAAAATGCGTTACTACAAACAAGCACAAACAGCACTTGATAGGTTTGATCAAGGATTAGCTGTATTAAATGGTTATATTAAACGAGGAGAAACTGAAAAAGCAATCGGGTATATGAGTGGAGAACTTAAAGAGTTATTTGATGATATACAGGGAGTATTGAATATGGAAGGTGGATCTGAAACCGGAATGAGAGTAGGACCTTTAAGTTAATTATGATTTCAGCAAAACAAATACAAAATAATTGGGATAGATATGTAAATTTAATAAAAGAAACACCCAAAGAAAAAAGTACCAATTTACTTCCTAATATAACTCAACACGAAGACCGTATCAAAATGATGCCTGCAAGTGCTAGAGATTGGCACCATAGTGCTTTTCCTGGTGGGTTTGTTGATCATACTTTAAGAGTTTATGATTGTGCACTAAAAATGTATAATTTATGGGATGAAATGGGTGGTGATATTAATCCTTATACTTTAGATGAATTAAAATTTTCTGTACTGGTACATGATTTGGGGAAAATGGGATTAGATGAAGGTGAGTATTATAAACCTAATGATTCCCAGTGGCATATTGATAAATTAGGACAGATATATAAATTCAACACAGATATTCCTGCTATGAAAATAGCAGAAAGAAGTTTATTTTTATTACAAAATTGGGGGGTTAAGGTTACTTTAAACGAACATTTAGCTATTAGTTTACATGATGGTTTATATGATGATTCAAATAAATTTTATTTGATGTCAGGTATGAAGGAAACCAGATTAAGAAATCATTTACCTATTTTAATACACCAAGCAGATCAAATGGCTGCTTATATTGAATTTGAACAGTGGGTTAACAAAAATCCCTTTTCAAATTCTAATTCCATACCCAAAAATGCTTCAAAAGGTGATAAAATACTTCGAAAAGCAAAAGCAATTAATATAGAAAATAACCCAAATCTTACAGCTAAAACTTTAGATGTTATAGATTCTTTCTTTAAAAAAGATTAATTATGTTAACAAATATTTTTATTTCAATTTTAATTATAATAATAGGCATTTTAGGATATGGGGTTTATAATTTGATTAAAAAGAATGAGTATTATGAGGATTTTGTTGAAAAACAAAGTGAAGCCATTAGTGCCTGTGATAAAAGATTAAAAGAAATAGATGACAGAGGAATTTTTTATGCCGATGATGAAATAGGTTGGTTTTTCCAAGAAGTCAAAAACATACAAGAAGCAATAAATGAATTTAGATTAAAACCATAAAATAATGGAAATTAAAGTACAAGAACCGGCAGTGTCCGGTTCTCCTACTCCGAAAAAGAGAGGGAGAAAAACATCAAAAAAACAATACTTCACACAAGAAACACAAGATTCAATTCAAATATATTTGGATGCTAAAACTCAAAGAGAAAGAGATACAATATTTGAAGAATGTTTATATTACCCTTTTTATAAATTAGCTGAAAATTTAATACATACTTTCAAATTTTATTATACAGAAGTAGATAATTTAGAAGATCTAAAACACGAAGTAATAATAGTTTTGTTAGAAAAGCTTCAACAAGGTTATTATAAACCAAGTAAGGGAAAAGCATTTTCTTATTTTAGTATTATAGGAAAAAATTGGTTAATATTATATAATAATTCCAATTATAAAAAGAAAAAGCAATCAGCAGATTTAAAAGATGTAGATGAAGATCCTATTATTTTAAAAAGTTTAGATAGAGAAGAAATAAAAAAAGATAAAGTTGATTTTGTAGAATTAATGATAAAATATATAGACAAACATATGTTTAGAATTTTTAAAAAATCAACCGATCAAAAAGTAGCTGATGCGGTTATGTTACTTTTTAAAAGAAGGGAAAACCTAGAAATCTTCAATAAGAAAGCTTTATATATTTATATTCGAGAAATAACGAATGTAGATACCCCCCAGATAACTAAAGTAGTTAAAGTACTAAAAAAACACTACAAAAAACTATATAACGAGTTTGAAACCACTGGTAATATAAGAGTTTAATAGGGACATATTTATAACAAAATATAAATGTATGGATCCTTTAGATCAAATATTATTTGATAAGAAGACTATTTCTGACGTAGTTAAAGAAATTTATGGAAATAGCAAGAAAAAAGAAAAACAAATCGGTATTCTAATATCCGAATTAAGACCCCTAATGCAAAATTTAGGAGATGCTACTGTAGTTGTTCCATTAATTAAAGAATATTTAGAAGTTAGTGTTAAAAATGATGAGCACCTAATCAAAATGGTAGCGGTTGTACAGAGACTTTTAAATGGGGGAAATAGTGGGGGTGATTCAGGAGCATTAACGGAAGAAGAATTTGAACAATTACAGCTAGCAGCGGAAGAAATCCAAAATTCTTTAGAAAAAAAGGAGGAAGATAAATAATGGGGCATACCTTTCAACCAGCATCTGCAACTCTCCTCAGTACAGGAGCAATTTTAAATTTAACTAAATCAGAGATAGTTGAAAGAAGGGTTGCTGATATTATTTTAGATATCAACCACCCTCAAGCAAAAAGATACGGAGGATATGATGCCATAGGTACTATATTTTTTGGTTCTGTTGAAGGGGATGAAACTTTAAATAAACCTGAATTACTACCCGTTGCAAAACCTCTATTTTCATTCCTAAAATATTACCCTTTATTAAATGAAATAGTACTTATTGTTAAGTCTTTAAGTAAAAATATATATACTATTGAAGGGGCTATTAATAATTATTATTTCCCTACTATAAATACCTGGACCCACCCTCACCACAATGCAATGCCTATTTTATCTCAATACCAGGAAGATAAAAATACAAGTGAAGATTATAAAAAAACTAAAGCAGGAATAAAAAGACAAGTTTCAGATAATAAAACGGATATTCCTTTAGGAGAATATTTCCAAGAAAAATTAAACATTAAACCCTTATTACCATATGAAGGTGATAGTATTTTAGAAGGTAGATTTGGAAACTCAATAAGATTAGGAAGCACAGCTAAAGATGCCCCAAAAAAATCCCCTTGGTCAGATATAGGGGAAAATAGTGACCCCATAATAGTAATTAGAAATGGTCAAGACCCTGAAACATCAAATGAAGGTTGGGTTCCTATTTTAGAAAATATCAATAAAGATGCATCTTCAATTTATTTAATGGATGGTCAAAAAATTAGAAATTTTAAAGTAGCAACTGCTAAATCTTCAGTAGTTCAAGATTCCTATGAAGCCGAATTTTCAGAAAAAATTCCAGAAGAAGAAGCTTTAACAAGCCTTCCCGAAGATCCACCCCCAACTATTCCTGAACCTCAAAATAATGATTTACCCCCAATAATCCCAGAAGACGAAGAACCAGACCTTATAGTGGAAGATCCTGAACCGGATGTGTTAGATGAAATATCTAAAAAAATGCAAGAAGGCCAACCTGAAGAAGATGTTATGACTGAAGAATTATTTACGGGTCCTGAGGAAGATGGAGGGGAAGATGAAATTATAGAACCACAAGTAAAAGAAGTAGTCAAACCTTCAATCCTCCCTTTACAAATTTTAAAACCTGAATTAATTAAAAATAAAGATGGACAAGGTGTTATTCCTAAAGATAATGGGGGTAAAATTTTAACTTTAGCTTTAGTTGATGGGATGGCTGTTGAAAAAACCACAGCAGAAAACTTTAAAAAAATGCAAAAAGCTGCTTTTGATACCGGAACAAAACCCACTCTAAAAATAAACTCAGGTTTTAGATCCCCCCAAGATGCTTTATATTATAATGGAGAAAGAATATCTTCATCTCAAAAAGATTTAAGAATAAGATATTTAAAAGATGAATATAAAGTTAGTGGAGAATCTATATTTTTAAAAGAATGGGAAAGAGATACTATAATTAAACCCGAAATGTGGACTAAATATGTTTTAAAAGATAATAAAACAAAAGCTACTATAAAAGGAGAAACATATATCACTACAGACCCCAAAAAACCAGCCAAGGTAAAATTATCCCCACAAAAATCATATTTTAGAGTAGCAGTCGCCACTGTAAATTCAGAATTATATAAATGGTTAATAGGTAATTCATGGAAATATGGTTTTGTAAGAACTGTAAAATCAGAAGAATGGCACTTTATTTATAATCCTTCGTTGGCGGCAGATGGTCCTTTTTCTAAACTTAAATACTTTAAAGATAACCCCGAAAAAAATAGTTGGTACATAACAACTGAAGAATTTGAAAACATAATGAAAGAATATGAGGATTCTAAAAAACCAGCTGAACTACCCACAGGACCAGTAGAACCTGAAATAGCTGAATCCTCCAAAACAACAAAAGAAGTTGTTGCAACTCATGATGAAGGGTTTGAAATAATAGAAATAACAAAAACAAAAGAAAACACCCCCACATTTATTGAGTATGAAATAAAAGATATTCCTAACCCGAATGAATTACAAAAATATGTGTTAAATGAACTTGGGGGGTATTCAATATTAGGTACTAACCAAACTAGAGAAGATGCTATATCCATATTTTTTGAAGATATAGATATAGAAATAGAAGATTTTAAAGATTTATAAAGTATGAGCCATAATACATCATATGAATTAAAAGGCCCCAATGAATATGTGGGGAAACAAGTAATAATAAACTCAGATCGTTTATTATTCAACGCAAAAACAGATAGTATACTTTTATATTCTAATGAGTCTATTGGATTTAGTACTAATGGTACTATCAATTTTGATATAAATACTGATGATGAAGATCATAAGGGCATATTTAATATTCCTTATTTATATTTAGGTCCCATAAAGGGGGGAAAATTACCTAATAACCCTATACTATTAGGTAACGAAACTAAAAAATGGTTAGAAGATTTATTAGAATTAATTGGGGATATAATAAGAAAAATGACATTCCAATATACACTTACAACCTCATTACCAGGAGCACCTACAGCTCCCAATCCTGCTAATGTGGCAACCTTTAAGGATAGTATGGATAAAATATTGGCTTTACAAATGGATATTGAAGATATACAAAGCAAAAGAATGTTTATAGATGAATATAAAAAAACATAATGGCTACAAAGATATTAACGGGTTTATTAAGTAGAAATGATCAACTTCTCTATGAGGTAAAAAAAGGAATTAAATCCCAGGGGGAAAAACAATCCTCCCAAATACTTCAAAAGTTACCATCAAAACAGACACTAGAATCTCAATTTTCTACAAAAATTATTTCTACTCAAGAAGAATTTGATACAATTACAAAGAAATATAATAAAACTAAAAAATTTTTAAATGAATCAAAATCTAAATTAGACGCATCAAAAGATTCTTTATTAAAACTAAAAAGTAAAATACAAAAGGTAGAAGCAGCCTTATCAAAAATTAATAGTATTTTTGAAAAACTAAATATTTTAATAAAAACATTAGATTTTGTTATACAATCAGCTAAAGTTATAGTTACTGTTATTGGTGCCATTCCTTCAACAGTAGCATCACCAAATCCTGCGGGCCCTATAATTAAAGCAAATGATATTTTAAAATTATCAGATGGAAAAGTAAAAGTATTTAAAGTTTTAATAAAATCAATATCTGGAGTCCTTCCCCATTATTTGGGAAAAGTAACAGAAAATTTTAGTATATTAGATAAGGCTTTAACATTAATAGAGGGAATAATACAAAAAATTACAATTTTAATTTTAGTTCTTGAACTTCTTTTCTTAGAATTATTAAAGAAACAAGCGTTAAATAATCCAAATAAAGACAATCAAGCAGGTAGTGGGGATGCTACTTCTGGAGTTAATGCAGTAGGAGGGGGAAAAGAGAATTTGGATGATACCCAATTAGTAGATCCTTTAGATCAAGCTCAAACTCCTGAAGAATTACTTAATTTATTATCGGACCCAACAAAAACTGAATATATGGAGTATGAAAAAGAAGGAAATGTAGTAAGATCCTTTAAAAGGATAAAAAAATAATTTTTTAATATTTATTAATAAATAATAACGATATGAAACTAAGTGTTTTTGAAAATATGATAAGAAAGGTAGTTAGAGAGGAAATCGACTATGCTTTAAAGAGAGGAATCAAAGAATTAAAAGAAAGCATTCAATCTTCTAATATATTAAAAGAAGAAACAAAACCTAAAATTAAAAAGAAAACTCAATTTAACTCTAATGGGGTTAAAAGGAAAAAACCATTACTCCAAGATTATGCTAAAAATCCTGCTTTAAACGATTTACTTAATGAAACTGCATTGGGAGCTTCAGAATGGGGTAAAGAACTTAGTGGAGGAGGTTCGGCTGCTAGTTTATCTCAACCATTCATGACCGGTGATCCTTTACCAACAGAATCTTTACCTGAAGAAGTTAAAAATGCAGTCACAAGAGATTATAGTGGTTTGATGGAGGCAATGGATAAAAAATAATGGCAAGGGAATTTATAAATATAAATCCTATTGATTTAAATAGGAATGCAGCTATAGGAGTGGTATTTCCTTTTAATGCTCCTGCAGTTTTTTATAGTTCTACTACCACAAAAGAACAAGTCAAATCTAATTTAATTAATGTTTTATTAACAGTTCAAGGAGAAAGAATTAATGAACCTTTATTTGGGGTAGGATTAAAAAATCTTTTGTTTGAGCAAAACATAAACACAGATACTTTAGAATCAAAAATTACAGATCAAATAAACCTATATATCCCCGAAATTGAATTAATTAAGGTTGATGCCAATCTTAATCCGGATGAACATAAATTATTCTTAACATTAACATATAGATTTATATTAAATAATAGTACTGATTCAATTCAACTTAATTTTAGTTAATAATGGCTTATACTAAAACAAATAACAACCCACCAGAAAAAGATATTAAATATCTTGATAGAGATTTTAATAGCTATAAACAAAGGCTTATAGAATTTTCTAAAACATATTTTCCTAATACTTTTAATGATTTTAGTGAAGGCTCCCCGGGAATGATGTTTATCGAGATGGCGGCATATGTTGGGGATGTTTTATCTTTTTACCAAGATACTCAATTACAAGAAACATTTTTATTATATGCACAAGAAAAAGAAAATTTATATCAATTAGCATATTCGTTAGGATATAGACCCAAAGTAACAAATGCTTCTAGTGTAAATTTAGATATTTTTCAATTAGTACCATCAGTAGTAGGTGTAGGGGGAGAATATAAACCAGATTATAATTATGCTTTGGTTTTAGATAGAAATTCCTCATTCAATTCTTCTGAAAGTTCAGTAGAATTTTTAATTCAAAACAAAATTGATTTTAATTTTTCAAGTTCTTCAGACACTACAGAAGTAAGTGTTTATCAAATTAATAGTGGAACAAACCAACCTGACTATTACTTATTAAAAAAATCAGTTATGGCTATTTCTGCTAAAACTAAAACTGAAAACTTTGAAATAGGTTCTGTAGAAAAATTCCTCTCAGTTAATTTAATTGACGTTAATATAATAGGAATAGAAGGTATTACTGATAGTGATGATAATATTTGGTATGAAGTACCCTATTTAGCTCAAGATACTATTTTTGAAGAAGTATCTAATAACGAAGCAAATGATCCGACACTATCCCAATACAATAATGAGGTTCCTTATCTTTTAAGATTAAAACGAGTACCTCGAAGATTTGTTACTAGATTAAAATCCGATGGTTCATTAGATATCCAATTTGGATCTGGAACAAATGAAAAGGCAGATGAAGAAATTATCCCTAATCCGGATAATGTTGGAGAAGGAATCAAAGATGGAAGGAATAAATTAGATATATCATATGATCCTTCAAATTTTTTATTCACAGGAACCTATGGGGTGTCTCCTTCTACTACTACTCTAACAGTAACATATTTAACAGGAGGGGGAATTAGTTCAAATGTTGGTTCCAACACTATTACTGAGAATGGAACTTTAAGAGTTACAAATAAACCCAATTTGAATGGAGCTTTATTAGCATTTGTTAAAAATTCAATAGTAGCAACAAACCCCGAAGCAGCTACAGGAGGAGGAAGTGGGGATACTGTTGAAGATATAAGATTAAATGCTATGGCTAATTTTTCTGCTCAACAAAGAATTGTAAATAAAAACGATTATATGGTTAGAACTTTATCTATGCCTTCTCAATTTGGAAAAGTGGCTAAAGTTTATGTAACTCAAGATGATCAAATTTCTCCTTTATTAACATCAGATGATAATCAAATATCTAACCCTTTAGCATTAAATTTATATACTTTAGGATATGATATAAATAAAAAATTAACTCCTTTATCGTTAGCTGCTAAAGAAAACTTAAAAACATATTTAGAACAATATAGAATGTTAACGGATGCAATTAATATTAAAAATGCATTCCCCATAAATCTTAGTATAGATTTTGAAATTACTGTATTTAAAAAATTTAATAACCAAACGGTATTATTAGAATGTATAAAAGCGTTAAAATCATATTTTAATATAGATAGATGGCAAGTTAACCAACCAATAATCATCTCAGAATTATGGAATTTAATTGGGGGGGTAGTTGGTGTCCAAACAGTAGAAAAAGTAGGATTACAAAATGAAGCAGGAGCAGAATTAGGATATTCACAATACAAATATGATTTTGAAACTGCTACTAAAAATGGAGTTATATATCCTTCTTTAGACCCTGCAGTTTTTGAAATAAAACACCCAAACTCAGATATTAAAGGCAAAGTAGTAACATATTAAAATGGCATATTATTTTTTATACCCTGAAAAGGACTCAACAATTTATAGTTACCCTGCTCGTAAGGATTTAAATACGGGGCATGATGAAATTCTTCAAATTACGGAAGAAAAATATGGGGGTAATTATTATACATCAAGAGTTTTAGCTCAATTTAAAGATTCTGAAATTTTAGATGTAGTAAATAATAAACTAAATGGTAAAGATTTTACAGCGAGTTTACAATTATTTTCAACGGAAAACAAAAATCTGGCAGTAAACCAAACATTAAAAGTTTTTCCTATATCTCAATCTTGGAATGAAGGAACAGGAAAATATCTCAACCTACCTACGGGAAGCAATGGTGTATCTTGGATTTATAGAGATAATAGTGATGATAAAACCCAATGGAGGACATCATCTTTTGCAGTTGGTTCAACAGGTTCAATGAATTTAGTAGATGGTGGAGCTACGTGGTACACTGGTAGTGGTTTTGAATATTCTCAATCTTTTTCAAATGCAACAGATTTGGATACAGACATTACTGTCACAGATGTTGTTAAAAAACACTACAGTAGTAGTCAATTTTCATCAACGTATCCTAATGGGATACCAAATGATGGGTTTATTATAAAAAGAACTAGTATTGTTGAATTTGATTCTTCTAATACTGGAGAATTAAATTATTTTTCTGTAGATACCCATACTATTTACCCCCCGGCATTAGTGTTTAAATGGGATGATTCAAGTTATGTAACCGCAAGTGGTGCTTCTATTATAGAATCGGGTTCCTTTTTTGTTGCTATAGAAAATAATGAGGAAACTTTTAACCAAAACACAAATTATAAATTTAAAGTTTTTGCAAGAGATAGGTATCCTTCAAGAACATTTACAACTTCTTCTAACTATTTAACCCAAAAATATTTACCATCATCTTCGTATTATAGTATTAGGGATGCAGCAACCCAAGATATAGTTATACCATTCGATACAGTTAATACTAAGATAAGTGCTGATACTAATGGTAACTATTTTAAATTAAATATGAAGGGGTTACAACCTGAAAGATATTATAGAATATTATTAAAAGTTATAAACCAAGAAGAAGAAGTTATAATGGATGATGGGTACTTTTTTAAAGTAGTTAGATAATGGCGGAACATTCAAAAACAGATATAAAAATAGATAAAATAATTTATAGTAATAGTTCTATTAATAAGGTAATTAATAGATCTTTTAGTGAGTTAACTTCTGAAAACCCCCCAGTTGATGTTAAGGGGTTTTTTAACCAATACAATAAAATATTTTACGATATCCCTAAATTAGGGGCTAAAAATTCCCATTTTACTTTAGTAGAACAAAGCACAGAATATTTAGAGGGATTTGAAGATCCTAGAGATGAACATATAGAATCTCTAATGACTCAAATTGAGGGATTAGAAGAGGAATTAGATCTAATTCAAGAATTAAGTTTGGATTCAGAACATCCTTTTATACCTAACGGTGCTTTTATTGTAATGAAATCAGGTGGTGGGTATATATGGCCCGTTCATTATATGGATAAAGGATATAGAAGAGCTTTATCAAGCAATTCATTTGATATTTTGAAAAAACTTAAAGGATTAAAAGATGTAAAAAAGTTTGAAGATATAACAACAATATTAGACCCACAAACATTCTTAGGAATAAAAGAAGGTCCTCCTTTAGAAACCTCAAATGATTTAAACAATATTTTTGATCCAAAAGCATTTAGAGAAAAAGGAGGGTTAGGGGATCAAGTTGTAGAAACTTATAGTATGGGGAGAATTAGTAATAGAGCGGGAGCTACTGCAGTAGTTTATTTAGGTCATGACGATAGACCCCCTAAGGATACAATTAAAAAGAATGATATTGTAGAAATATCAAATACTAGTTTTGATGGTAAGTATTTAGTTCCAAGAATAGCTATTGCAACTGATAATAAAATTTCAGCACTTTATCTAAATATAACCAATTATACCCCAACAGGCCCTGTACCCCCACCCTATAACTCTAGTTTAGATGATTATACTTTTAATCAAATAGGTCTTATAAGTTTATTAAAATAAATGGTTAAATATATAGACACAGCAGTAGAAGTAGCAGAAGCAGATTTATTAAAAAAATCTGAAATGGAGATACTATCAACACCACTCCCATATCAAAAAATAAACCCTATTAGTCCCGAAGATTTAAAAGAACTCCAATCAAACACCATTCCAAAAAAGTTTGGTAAGGATGAAGATTATGTTGAATTTCATGTATATGATGGGAATGGGGAAATTTTAGAATCAATAGAAAATTTCACAGAGTATAAATTTCCTCCTGAAATTAGTGATGTTAATTCATTAACTAATGAGATATCAGTAGATATAGTAAATTCTTTAAATGGTTTAGGTTTCACTTCAGGCAAATACCAAACTATTCTCAACATACATCGTAAAAAATTATATAGTACTTTTGATAAATTATTTTTTATAAAAAATATTTCAACTTCAAGAACTGAATTACGTGTATCTACAACTAAAGTAGGTTTTGAATCATTAAAATCCCAATTTTATTCATTTTTAGGTGAAATTGAAGCATCTCCTTATTTTAAGGATTTTATTTTAAATTTTGGAGAAAATGTTTTAGTTTTAGGAATTAATATAGCTTTAGAAGAAATAAATTCGAGTGAATTTGATCTTTTAATTAAATTATATAATCCTCTACCTTCAACTATAGATAATAAAGCAACTTTTAGAATTGTAGAATCTTTAACTAACCCTATTGTATTTAATATAGATTTAGGAGATCCTGAAGTTATAGACACTTCAATAGCTATAAGAGGGCCTAATTTTAAAATTGATACTCGATTAAATAATTCAATCCCATCTGAATTTAAAACTTACGATGATATATTGGGGGGTTCATCTACCTCTTCATTTCAAAGTTTAACAAATAAATTAAGTGGTAGTGTAGTTCCCAATATTCAATATGATAATCCAAACACTACTTCGGGGTATCATTTTGAACGTTTTACTAATTTTAGTTCAGCTACTGAAAGGGTTAAAAATTTTAGATATAAGATTAAAACTATTGATTTATATAACAACCAAATAAATAGTATCAACACTATATCAGGTCCTACATCGGAATCTGTTGATGTATTAAATAATAAAAATTCAATCCAACAAAAAATCAATAAAATTATTGGGGATTTTGATGGATATGAGAGTTATTTATACTTTGAATCTGGAACTTATGCTTGGCCAAAATCAAATTCTGTTAAACCTTATAATCTATATGCATCAACGGCGTCCCAAGCTTTAATTTGGGTAGGAAGCGAAATAGATACAAGTGATTATTATGGGGGTCAATTATATTCATCTTCAATGTATGACAGACAAAATAGAAATAATTTAATCTATACAGTTCCTAATCATATTGTAGATAATCCTGACAATGACCAATATGTTTTATTTGTTAATATGATTGGCCAACACTTTGATAATATATGGACTTATATAAAACAAATAACAGAAATTAGAAATGCAGACAATAGTTTATCTAGGGGTATATCTGAAGATTTAGTATTTACGGCACTAAAAAGTTTAGGTGTTGATGTTTTCGATCAATTTGAGAATAGTGATTTGTTTGATTATTTTTTAACTACAGCTAGGGGGAATCAGGGGGTAGGGTATTGGACTATAGCAGATGATTTTTGGGTTGGAGGGGTTAATAGTAATTTCATTACAGCATCTAACCAACCAATGTCTAAAAATGATATAACTAAAGAAGTTTGGAAAAGAATATATCATAATTTACCTTATCTTTTAAAAACTAAAGGTACTGAAAGAGGGATTAAAGCTATAATGTCTTGTTATGGGGTTCCAAGCACAATATTACATGTGAAAGAATATGGGGGGCCTGTAATTGATCAAAATACTTATAAAACCTTTAATTATGATAAATTTAGTTATGCTTTAAGAGGAAATACCTTAAGTAGTGGTTATTTTTTAAAACCCGATATGTGGGATACTTCTACAAAAACAATAGAATTTAGAGTCAAACCCGAAAGACTATCATCATATACTACTCAATCTTTGTGGTCACTAATAAGTGGTTCTTCTACATCTTTAAATTTAAAAATTGAAAATTACACAGGTACAAATTATGTAAATAATGATTTATATGGTAGATTAATTTTAGAAGATAGTGGAAGTAATGTATTAGGAAGTTCAAATTATTACCCAATATTTGATGACGAATTTTATAATATTTCTATAAGAGATGAATCCTATGGGGATATTTCTGGTTTAAACAAAATTTTAAAAATCAGTTCATATAAATCAATAGATGCAAACAACTACCCCCATACTCAAAGTCTTACAGTTAATCTAACGGGTAGTTTTGGTGCAAGTTATTTAGATACTTGGCTCAATTTAACCTCAACAGAATCTTTAGGAAGATTTGAAAATGGGGGGTATAGTGGTTCATTCCAAGAATATAGATCATATACAGAACTACTTACAGATTCAACTTTAGAAAAACATTCATTATCCCCCTTTATGTATGGGGGAAATACAGTTTCTTCTTCATATGATGGGTTAATTGCAAGATATCCTTTAGGGGGTGATGTAAAAAACACAATAGGGGCGTATGCATCAACAGTAATATCATCCTCAAATCCAAACTTTAATGATAATAAATCAGCTACTATAGGTTTAACAACCACAGGTAGTTGGCAAGATTTTGTTGAAACCCATCATTTAATTTCTCCGGATACAATCGGAAATTCAATGACAAGTGAAAAAGTCAGAATTGATACAGGAACAATAGATGATGATATTTTATCAACTTATTTAAGGGCTGAATCTTCTACATTGGATCGTCAACCATTAGATTATAATACTTTGGGTATATTCTTTTCACCACAGTTTGAAATGAATGAAGATATAATTTATACTTTAGGACATTTTAGGTTAGATGATTATATTGGGGATCCAAGACACCAAACAGCTTCACATTACCCAGATTTAAATGATTTACTCAGTGTATACGAAAAGAAATTAGAACGAAGATATAACTTTTGGGATTATATTAAATTAATACAATATATAGATCATACTTTATTTAAAATAATAGAGCAGATGGTCCCTGCAAGGGTTAACTTAAAAACAGGTTTACTAATAGAACCTCATTATCTTGAAAGAACAAAACTTTCAAGAACCCTACCAGAAATTGATGATAAATTACAATTTTACGCGGATTATAAACCAATCGATGAAGTAGGAACCACAGGTGAATATTTATTAAATGAATTAGAAATAGATTGGCATAAGGATTACTTTGCAGGTAGTGGAAACATGGATGGGAATGCGATGCCAAATGCAACAAGTGATTATTATTATACAGTAGTTAAACCTTATGGTGGGGGGGTACTAATAATAGAAACAAATTAATATGGCAACTGAAATTAACACATTAAAATACTCATCAGAATCTTCACAATCAAGAAGTAACATTTATGATTTATTCCAAGCAACAGGATCATCATCAATACCTGTTATAGGAGAAGAAGATAGTTTTTTCATAACAGGTTCTAGTGGAAATAAATATGAATTTACTGCTACTTCTTCAATCCCCCTTCCTCCAGATTTACCCTCAATATTTTATTTTAATACTGGTAGTGATGTAGGGGTAGGAACAATTTCTATGTCTCTTAAAATTAATGAAGTTTCACCAAGTATGGTAGGGGGAGTTATAACCAATACATATATTGATGCACCCTTTGCTACAGCATCAGTACATATAACTACTGTAGTAAATGATGATATTTTTTCTATAACATCATCTAATGGGAATATATATGAATTCAGTGCTTCAACAGATTCCCCAATTCCTTCTGATAACCCCCCACTATATTATTTTTCAATAGGTGATGAGGTAGGTGAATCAACAACAAACCTATCAACTGAAATTAATAATGCAAGTGTTGGGGTTACAACAACCACAAATATTATAGAAGTTTCAGCCTCAGCTTCTACAGCTATAACAACAATATTAGATGGTGATATATTTTCCATTACAGGTTCTAGTGGAGACAAGTATACATTTAATGCTATGGCTACTCCTTCTTATGATAACCCCCCAGATTATTTTTTCAAAACAGGTAGTGATTTTGGTATAGGAACTATATCTATGTCTCTTAAAATTAATGAGGCCTCTCTAATTATGACGGGGGGGGTTACATCATCGGCAATAGCTACATACACTTCTGCCTCAGCATCAATAACTATAACAGACATCACCGCTTCAGAGGGGGGAATCCCTCCGGGCACTTCATCATTTGCCATAACAGGTTCTAATGGGGTTATATATGCCTTTAGTGCTTCCGCTTCTCCCATACCCCCCGATACTCCATTCACATATTATTTTGGAACCGGTTCAACTTTAGAGGCTTCCATTTCTAATTTATCAACAGAAATAAACGCTGCCGATATTGGAGTTACAACAGATTCTTCTCCAACAAAATTAGCTATAACATCATCTAATAGGGGAGTTCAAGGAAATCTTATAGGCTTTCAAAGTGGTTCAACTCAAGTTTTACTAGAAGGAGGAAGTACTTCTGCATCTCTATATTTAACAGCATCTAATGCCGGGGTTTTAGGAAATCTTATAGAATTCCAAAGTGGATCAACTCAAGTTTTACTAGAAGGAGGCACCACATCTGCTTCATTAGAGTTAACTTCATCTCTTTGGGGGGCTCAAGGAAACCTTATAAGTTTTCAAAGCGGTTCAACTCAAGTTTTCTTAGAAGGGGGTGATGAGATTAATGCTTCAGTATTATTACTCACAGCATCATTAGGGGGCACAGCAGGAAATATTATAGGTTTTGAAAGTGGATCAACTCAAATTTTATTAGAGGGGGGGAGTTCTTCATATAAAACTACAGCTCAAGAACCTTGGTCAATTCCCTTAACCAATATTTCTGGAAGTGATACTAACACTTTTATATCTTGTTCTTTATCTAATGGAGATGAACCATTTCATGTATCTAATGATTTATTTGTAAGTAATTTTGGTTTTAGTATTCCGGGAAATTCAAAATCTAGTACTGTTAAAATAGATGGGATAGTTGTAAAAATACTTAGAAGTGGATCTGTAGAAATTAATGATGAAAGTATATATATATCCAAAGATATAACTGATAAAAACGAACATAATAAAAATGATAATGGAGTTACTAATCCCCCAAAGGCTTGGGGTGCCTCCAAACAAATTGCTACTTATGGTTGTTCAACATGTACTTGGGGGTATGAACCAAGTTTAAATCAAGAACTCAATAGTTCAATCATAAATAACTCTAATTTTGGAATTCAATTAAAAATTTCTAGAGATATTAATTTAGGAACTACCCCTCTAACTATATTAGCTCGTTTTTATACTGTAAAAATGACAGTATATTATACGATTCAAACTAATTTAGGTAAAAAATTATATAATATT